CCTGACACTACAACTTCCCCCACTTTACACATTAGATTATGGCAGTCGTAGCTAGACAGCTTGCGTCCTTCATTCTGTCTGAACAGAGCCACTGTGAAGTTAAACAAATCAACTAGAGGTGCAGGACCTGATGCCCTACCACCGAATACCTTTAGCCTAGAACCTGCAGGTCTAACCTTACCCATGTCCCACATAGGAACTTCCCCCATGTACAAGTGTCCTATCAGCTTACGTAAGGCTCTTGCCCAACCTTCTTTACTGTCTTGCACCTCTATGACAGTGTTAACATCTTCTAGCTTCTTTGGAATCTCTGGTAGTTGATTGACATACTGTCTCTCTACAGAGAACCCAACTCCTGTACCACAGAGGAGTATATACATAGCTTCATCAAAAGACTTTGGGTCATCGACAGGCATGTAGCTACAGTTGTATCCTGCAGTGTTGTCTCTTTCAAGGGCAGAACCTGCAGTCATTAAGGCTCTCATAGAAGGCATGACTTCAAGTTTGTAGATAGCATCAAAGATTTGTTTCTTAGGTAGATGTCCTTTGACTTTCTCTGCCATGTAGTCAACATAGCGTTGCACAGTTTCTTCCCATGTTTCTCTGCGTCCTTCTTCTTCCATCCATCGTGCATATCTGGATACGGCTATAAAGTTTTGGTAGTCTGTCGGTATCATTCTTTTCTCCTCGAAATATCTATTTGTCTAATCTCAACATCGTCAATGTCATAAATGGCTTCGCATATTCTTTGTTTAATACAGGAAGCGTCTGTGTGTTTATCCCCTACCTCAAGAAAGTTGGCAGTAGGGTCAACGCTAATAGTAATGTTTACTTCATATTTATTTTTACTCATCCTCAAACTCTATTCCAAAATCAAGTGGTTCTTCTAACTCTGGTGCATATATTATAGTGGCTTCCATCTTGGAGTCAATATGTGATTTAAATTTATGTGCATCTTCTTCGTTTTCAAACCAAAATTCTTTATCTATAAGTTTCTTTCTTTTCTCTACTTTACAAACTACCAAATGATTACAGTCAGGTGGTATATCATAAGGATAGTTTATTGTTAAAGTCTCAAGATTGTAAGGACCTTGCGTTACTGCCCACACTTTTATTTTTTTTGTTTTCATCAGCCCATACCTTTAATAAATTCATGTAGTGTTCCATCCCAATCATAACAACCCAAGGCTTCCTGTCTGAACGGTAGAATACAACAGGCTCTCCTTTTGCGTGACTTGAAGCCTGTTCCATGTAGTCATACACAGTCTTCAAATTATTCTTTCTCCTCTTCACTTCGATGGTGAGAGGAATTATCTTTCTTGCAGCAGGTGACAACTGTATGTCCTCACCTGAGTCTCCCATGATAGTAGACTTAATATCATCAGGCTCTAGGTCAGGAAATGTTTCAAGTAGTTTGTCTCGCACTTCCTGCTGACCAAGCCTACCCTTAGCCTTAGCGTTCCTAGTCATGGAATATCTCTGGAACTTTAGGTTCTGTCTCAACGTGTGTTAAATATTCAGGACCATAAGAGTAGATGAAAGTCCTAAGGTTGTCCCAACACAGGTACTTAAAATCACAGTAGCTACACTGCATACTTAACTTCTTGTTACTGCTAGTCTTTGACTGTGGTATAGGGTCAATCTTTTCTTTAGGTATATCTCCCTCGACAACACTCTTAACTTCCTTTATCTCTTCTCCTTTTGTTTCTAACTCCTTAGTGAAATCATAAACATCCAGACAAACATTTCCATTCTGTTTATCAACTGCAAGAAAAGCTCCATGTGTTTTATTTGTAACAAGAGGGTCATCTTTTCCTGCGTATACATACGAACTGAGTTGAGAGATATATCCAAATGGGTCATCATCTTTTAACTTTCCTTCCTTGAACTTCTTATAGGCATAGCTGCTGCAAGACTTTACGTCAACTGTCATACCATCAATGACTGCATCTCTGTGTCCCTTGACACCAAATACATTTAACTTAGACTGTTCGCCCTCTACAGTATGACCACTAGCCTTAGCTAATGACAGTATCAACTCTTCTATCATATCACCGTAGAAGAACTTTAGTAATGTGTTAGGACGTAGGGACTCACCTTCCTTCGGTTTGTTTACTTTGTACCACAGCTTTCTCTTACAGGGTGTACCCACAGATGAAAGAGAAAGATACCCTCGTGGTTCTTGAGGAGAGGAGAACCTTTGACTTGCGACAGAGGACAAGTTACTACCAAAGGCTGAACCAACGACACTATCCCAACTGCCTTTACCTTCTACAGTTTTATAAATGTCTCTAACAAGGGTATCAATCTTTTTCATCTGCTGTTCCTAACTTATGTTTCCGTTTTCTAAATTTGTTTTTAGTTTTATCCGGGACAACCTTCAGGCTGTACTTAGGAGTACGTAACTCCATAGCCTGAAGGTTTCTTGGTTTAGGAACTTTAGAATGGGACTTCCTCTTCACCTTGCACCACCTTTAACTTTTGTGGTGGTGGCATAGCTGCCACTTCATCCTCGTCATCTGATGGTGGCTTGATATGCTCCAACACTTTTACTCTGTCCAGTCGTGTTCCCACGATTGACTTACGGCTTGTGTCATAAACAGATAGAGTAACCGTGACGGTAGAGCCGTTACCAATGAGACCATCTACATCCATGTCCCACTTAGTACCGTCAGACTTTAAGACAACAGGAGACCCACTGTCCCAATCTCTACCAGTATTGAACTTACGTACAAACCGTACTCGTGTACCTCTACCCTCAGCATCTGCAGAGCCTTTCTTCATAGACCTAGATGCAGACAGTCTGTCCATGTTCTCCTTGTCGAGAATCATGTCAATAGTGCAAGCACCATCAAACTCTTCGTATGCACCCTCAAAACCCTTGAGGTCTCGATTGTCTTCAAACACTTTTGCCCATTCAGCAATGCCTGTTAAAATAACTTTTCGTGTAGCCATTTATTTTCTCCTATTTAATTTGACTTATTATACCAGATAAAATTTATATTGCAACCCCTAATGTACATCGGCATATGTTTTTCCATACTGAACGTCAATACCTAAGTCGACATTAAGTTTAAGTTGCTCGTTTAACTTATTGATTGCCCACGTTAAAACACTTGTGTGTTCATTCTGTTCTCCCTCTTTTATTACGTTTATACTTTCATCATGGAACTGACCAACTATGTTTGGTCTTCTCATTCTATAGTATGCTACCCACTTATCAAAGCAGTATGAACCTGTACTCTGATTGATAGTGGAGAAGGCATCTTTCTCGTAGCGTAGTGAATGCCAGAACTTACTTACTGGATTCTGTATCCACATCTCTTCTCCTATCCTTCGTATCTTCTGTGCGTCTGAGAATGCTCTGACGGACCAGTTACGTTTCCAATAAGCATCAAGTAGAGCCTGTGCTTTCTTTACAGACATGCCTGTTTCTCGTGAAAGTTTAGCAGCACCCACTCCGTAAGTGGCTGAGTAGTTGACTACCTTAAAATCTTTTCTCAAAGCTTTCAAGTCTACCTCACCTCTCTGATGCTTATCTATGTCGGACTGTGTGATGACCTTTGCGTGTTTAGCTAAGTCGAGGTGAGGGTCAAAGCCTTTACGTGACATCTCCTCTACATACTTAGGGTCATACGGTTTCATATAGTGTCTCTTAGTCGTATCCTCTAGTGAGGTCATGTCTGCTCCACAGAGAAGAGAACCTTGAGGTGCTGTAAGACAACTGCGTATCTCTTTTCCCCAAGGCTTCTCTACTGATGGGAGATTGACAAGAGGTTTCTTATGCTTGAAACGTAGGGTATTTGTAAGTCCGTCTATCTCTGCTCGTAGGTATCCGTCACGTTCACACTCAACGAATCCGTTCAGTATGCCTAATCTGTGTTGTAAAACTGTTAGACCGTCTAAGACCTGCACAGAAGGATTGTCCTTTGCTAGTAGCTTGACAGACTCTGTTAGTTCACCGTTGAGTCTAACCTGCTCTACCTTCTTCTCTTCGCCTGTCTCCTTGTTCTTGTTGTACTTATATGTACAAGGTTGCCAACCCAAAGAATACAACCACTCTTTCACTTGGTCAGTGGAGTTTGGATTGGCTTCCTCTGCACCTTTAACAACCGTGACATCTTTGTCATATGTATCTGGAAGACCATGTTCTTCTAACAAATCAAACCATCTTCTGCCATGAGAGGAGAGAGTACCATCTTTCTTGAAGCATACTTTTGGTTTACTCTGCACTCTGTATAACTTTCTCATTGGCATAACATCTATAAGTTCTGTGACTTTTTTATTCTGTAACTCTGTCAACTCGTCAACACACTTCTTGGCTAAGTCAACATTAACTCTCCAACCTGAACGCTCTGCCTGTCTAGCACAGTCCATTTTAAACTCTAAGTATTTAAAAAACTTATCTAGTTCTCTCTTATCTTTGTACAGCACCATAAATCTTTTAAGGAGATTGTTCCAGAGTGCTTGTGTAATCTTAACATCTTCTTCACATCTATGTGAATAATCCTCTATAGACAAGTTGTTCCAATCATCTATCTTTGGTTTCTCTATGCCAAAGTCAGGAAAGAAACTGTCTAGTCCATGCTTGCTTCGTGTAGGGTTTACAACCCAAGACATAGGTAATGTATCGTATAGTCTTGCGTCTATCTTAATATCTAATATCTTCTCTAGTAATGGTATGTCATACCGTATAATGTTGTGACCAACAAAGTGTTTCTTTACAGAAAACAACAATCTCATATCGTCATAGTCGTACAGTGTAATAATATCTTTCTCTCTATCAGTATCAATATACGACAGACAGTGTATCTTTGTTGCATCATCAAGAAGTCCGTTTGATTCCACATCAAATATTATCATGCTGCGTTCCTATCCTTTTCCCTTGTATCCTCTGTGAGGAGTGTTGTCTCAGGGTCATAGTATACACTACCTGCCCTGCCTAGTCTAGCAAAAGGTCTGTTCTTATCCACAATAAAATCTGTGGTGTTCTGAACTGTAGTGTCCTCGTTCTCTACGTCTCTCTCTATCTTGATACAGATGATAGCTTCTTCTTCCAGAGAGGACGCATACTTAGTACGTCCATCATCATTGACCTGTGATATAAATACAACACCTATGTTTAACTCTTTAGAAAGCTGTGCCATTCTTGCACCAAGAGATGTAAGAACAGAGGTAGCACCGTCAACACCTGTCTGACTTAGGTAAGCAAGTCTCTGTACGTGGTCAACAAATATATACTCTGCACCGTAGACGGTGGACGCAAGCCGTGTATACTCCAGTAGTTTGAGAGGGTCATCATGTGAACGCATCTCAAATACTATGGTACGTTCTCCCTGTGTCGCTTCAAGGGCAGCCTTAATCACATCATCTTCAGAGACACCGTTCTCTTGTGCATCGTCCTTTGTCCTGACGTTCACACCAAGATGGTAGGTAGCCATAGCACGATACGTTGTACTTCGCATTTCTTCCATGTGCAGGAGAGCAATCCTAGTGTCTGGATTCTTCAGCAGTCCTGTCTCAAAGTACCGTATCACCTCAGTCTTACCTGTACCTCTTGGTGCTTTTAGGAACGTCAAGCCACCCTTAACTATACCACGAATTTTGTCATCAAGACCTGTGTGTCCTGTCGGAGTATAGTCGTAGGGATTCTCTGTGCGTATCGCCTGTGCCACTTCTTCATCGGAACAGAAGAAGTTGTCAGGTGAATACCTCTGTGGTTTCAAAGCAGTCCACTTCAACTCTTCTCCGTCACCTGCCATGAGAAACTCATTAGCATCTTTGTACTTAGACATGGGTACATAGTAAAGCTTACTTGGGAAAGATTCGTACAATCTCTCTGCACTCCTGCGTCCTGCATCATCTAACTCACCTGCATAGATAATCTCCTTGAAGGAGTTGAGATAGTTGTAGTTCTGCTTGATGAACTTCTCACCGATAGACGCAGAGGGGAGTGACTTAACAAAAAACTTCTGACCTAATATCTGGTAGAGACTTGCTGCATCAAACTCCCCTTCGGTCACGTAGAGTTTATTAGAGGAGTTAGAATTAAACTCAGGACCAAACAAGTGATTCATACCAACACCCTTGTCCTTTATCCAAGTCTTAGACTTATCATCAAAGGCTCTGTACTTGACCGTGTGTGGATACTTGTAAGCATATCGGACAGGCTTACCGTCTGCGTCTGTCTGTATCTGTATGCCATACAGCTTACAAACCTCAGGGTCTATTCCCCTGATGTCATCGTAGGTGACACCCTTAACTTCTTTCATCATAACATTCTCTCTCCTCTTTAATGGATAACTTTGCTTTGCCCAATCAAACACAGGTAGTCTATGCTTGTTCGGATAGGACTCACCACAACTGTGACAGAAGCCGTAGCCATCGTCATTCCAGTTGAATGCGTCTGAAGAACCACAGTCCTCAAAGGGACAGGCTTGGTGTGGATTATCTGCCATCTACTTCTCCCATCTATAAAATATGTGTCTGTCTATTCGTGTGGTCTTAGTCTTCGTCTTCGCCCATGCAGGTCTTACATAAGTAGCATGGTAGTGTGTTGCTCCCTCTGTAAAATCTAAAGTTATTGTACCATACAACACCATTCTTGCATAGCGTTTTGCATTGTACCACTCGTCACTTTTTAAATCAGGTGTGTCATTTTTACCATCGCAGTACCAAGAGAACTGGCATTTGTGTATAACTGGTTTGTCTGTACCTTTATATGTGACAGCCTGTGTTACCACATCACATACATTGTTAGGAAACCTACTGTCTTCTACTCTGTTCATAACTACTTGACCCACAGCTAATTGTCCAAGCATAGATTGAAACTTTGATTCATGGTAGATGTTTGCTGCCATACACATTAATGCTGTTTCTAATATCATCCTATAAATCCTTGCACTACTACATTTAATGCTAGTGTCATTACTACTGCTAACATCATTAACAAAAATAATACGTGTCCCTCATCCATCACAAAAGTTCCTCCAAAATTTACAGTTGTTATCTCCGTTACATACACGTTCATGCTTGGCATTTTCCCAACACTCTGATTGCCACGGTGAGAAATACTTTGTAGCAAATCTGTCTGCCCAGTCCTGTCCATCTACTATCCATAATGCAAATATAGGGAGTGGTACAAGCAGTAGGAACACATAGAAGAAGGCAGTTCCAAAGCCTTTGTTGTGGTATGGTTTCATTTTCTCCTCATTTCTAGTGCAGACTTGGCTGTATTAAAGTTATGTTTGTTGTAAGGGTTAAGGCTCTGCACGTTCCTATGCCCTGTCACAGACATGATTGCCAGTTGGTCAACACCACTGTTGATTAACTCTGTTATTGCTGTCTTTCTGAGGTCTCCCATCTGTAACTCTCTAGGAAGGTCACAGAGAGCCTTTACTTCATTTGCAAGGGTTGACACCTGAGAATGCTCGATGGGAGCATACGAACCATCTGAGGGTCTCTGGTGAGGTATTACATATTCTTGGAATCCCCAATCCTCTTTCTGCTGCAACAATAAATTCTCTAACTTACTGTCAAGAGGTAGTTGTACAGTTGCACCACGCTTAGTCTGTACTATAGTCACCATTTTGTTATCAAAGTCTACAGATTCCCAGTTAAGTAGTCGGATATCTATTGGTCTCTGTCCCCATTCGTAGCACATCAAGGCTAGTAGGCCTATGTTTCTGTACTTGAATTGAGAGAAGGCTGTCCCAATAAACAATTCAACCTGCTCTCGTGTCCACACGACAGAACGTGGTTTGTGTGACCTCTTCTTTACAACAGACATTGGATTCCTATCTATTAAACCAAGAGATATACAAAAGTTTAACACAACAGAGAACATTCTAGAGAGTTGATTAGCATTATCAACACTAGCACTACGCACCCAAGTCTCATAGAGTTCAGTGCAGTGAGTGGGAGTGAGGTATTTAAGGGTAATGTCTCCCAACTCTCTGCCGAACATCTTTGTAGAACATATTTTATTAAGACCGTAGGTGTAAGTCTTCTGTGTTCTAAAAGATAATGAGTTAAACTGTCCTGTACTGTAGTAGTAGGCCAGTATCTGCCTTAGGTTACTGTTTATATCAACATTACCTGCCAGAATCTTACCTCTTCTGAAGTCCTCTACAATCTTAACAAGTTTAGGTATCTCATACCTAGCTGCACGTCCATCTTTGAATGTCATATTCTTAACAACACCAGATAGCCTAGCGTCCTTCGGTGGAATAAAACGATAGACAGTAGAACCGTCTTTAAGTTTTGCTTTTGTTGTGTATTTCATCTTCTTCTTTCAGTTTTTCAATCATCTTATTTATGTACCACCTAGCTTTCTCTAGGTCTTGAATAGGCTTGCCTTTGTAGTGCCATCTCCACAAGTATTTGAATGATGCAAGCCAACAATACGACACAAAGGCAGACACTACAGCACCATGCACCATAGACTTCATAGCATCTATACACTCTATACCACCCTTAGTGTAGTGGGAAGGGTGATTAACCATGTCTTCCATCTGCTCATTTTCCATCTGACATTCGAAACAAACACCATTGTCATCTACTAAGTTACCACAATGTTTACAATAATCTTTATCCATCTTCACCTCTTAAATAATTAACTTAAAGTAGAAGGAGTTAAGGTTAACTTTAAGTATTACATAAAGTAATATTATACAGTAATAAAAAATGCTGTCAATCCCCTTTCTCAAATTTATTTTCCTGTGACTCTTCTGCAACACCCTTGTATGCCTTGATAACATCACTGGAGAATAATTTCTTAATGTTTACAAGGTACATCTTGGATGCGTTATGGTCTCCACCACTCACCGTCTTGACGAAATCAAGAGAGTCAACTATTTTACGCAGTGTCTCTGTTTTAAATACAAGTGTGGCATATATGTCACCATTGATACACAGATTATGAAACCAGAAGTCGGACTCAGTAGCATTAATACCTGATGGTTTCCCCCATGACTCATACTCCACGGCTATATTTCCAGTACGCTGCCACATACCTTTCTCTGACTTCACCTCTATCTTCTTGCCTTTAAACATGTCTATGACTTCATCTTCCATGCCTAGACCAAAGTTTAGGTCTCCTGCAAAGTCGATGTCATACTTCTTCCTGTCTGCTTTAGTGGGTCTTGTCATTCGATTTCTCCTCTGGTAAATCTTCCTTGAGTTGATAGTCTGTGTACCAACCACCCTCTCTCCCCTTTGGTTGTTCAAAATCTAGTATGAATGATAGCTTGTGCATGAGAGACTCCAACTCACAAACATGTTCATAGTAGATAGGTATTTTTTCTGATGTATTACAGTTTAATTCTCTCAGCATGTTAACGTATCTGAGTAACTCTATTCTATCCTTAGGGTCTATACTAATTTGTTTCATATCCATACTCCACTACTATTCCTGTGTTCCACTTCTTCATCTCTACCTTTGCCTGTTCTTTGGTGTCAAAGGTTTTGATAGGACTTTTATCATCCCACATAGCACCGCAGCCCTCTTTGACGTACTCTAATCCTTCTGTCTCAAAGGGTTCAAACATTACTGCATACTTCTTTACCAATGCCATACAACTCTCCTCTGTATATCTTTTAGTGATAGGTCAGGCTCTACACTGTCCCCAACAATATTCGTACCTAACACAAGTCCTTTATTGACGAGGTTAAACAGATGGTTCTTGTGAAGAATACCCTTGAAAGACCACAGATGTTTCTTCTCTGCGTACAATCCCTCGTCATCTATGTATATGCCATCACCCTCAGGAGTGATACCCACCACATCAAACGTAGAACATTCTATCAGTTTATATATGTCCTTGTAGTCACCAGAGTAGTCTACCTCTGTCACCTCTTTCCTATCAGGGTCTATTAGATATGCTTTCATTTTTCCAATCCAAAATATTGTTGAGCTTGTGCCGTTGTAAATATATACTCCTTATTGTTGTGTAAGTTCTGCACTATGTAAGGTCTTGTCTTTGCTTTTACTCTATAACCAATCAGGGAATACTTCTCTCCTCTCATCTCTCCTATCTTGGCTGTGTCTATTTTGTCCATCTCTGCGTATGTTTTAAGGTCTCGCTGCTCCCTAGTCTCTGCACCCTTCACCCTAAGGTTTAACTTGAACGTCACCTCTGAGTCATCAAAGGACGCATTGCCTACATTTATATCGAATCCATCTACTTCAATAGAGTCTTGTAAAGCCTGTCTTATCTGCTTTACCCAATCTCTTGTCAGTTTACTTTCCCACTGTAGTGTCATATCTTTCTCCTATTTATATGAAAATATTTGTGGTGGACTGTTATCACTCTTTGCAAGTAATGCCCACTCACTTTTGTGTATAGGTTTCTCACTGTCCTTGTACACAAAACTCTTAAACTTATGTGGATTGTAAGTAACTCTGTCACCTACTATCGATAAGTTGTATGTAATAAAGTCGTGATGCATGTTGTTATGGTCTAACATATCACCTCTAACAAAGGCATGCACATTTTTACGGCCTTCCTGCAGCACCCTCTGTCTACCACTCTGGCGAACAACATACTCAGGATTTTCTATCGCCACAACATTTGTGTGTGCAATGACTCTGCCTTTATGTCTCACGGAGAAGACATGCTTGTGCAGATTGTAGTATACTTCTACTCTCATAGTCCTAACTCCCTTAGTTGTTCAGGTGTAATTATACTCTTATTGTTCAAATTGTCCACACATTCCTGTGCTTCTTCCCTTGAATAAAAATATGAATAGGATGTTTCACCATCAGTCACTTGATACTCTACTACATCCTCACTTATTCGTGCTTCTCTAACTGTGTACATTAATTTATCTCCTCAAAATAAATATTTAAAAGTTACGTCTAGTATATAGCAGAGTGTTACCAATGCAATAAATATTTTTAACTCTCTACTCATTTAATTACCCTCCTAAAATATTGGCCACAGTATCCACACAGAATCCATTGCCTAGCATCTTGTATCTCTGACTATTTGAGATTGGTTTAACTTCCCCAAGATAGCCATGTTTGTGGTCAAACTCTCCGTACTGTGTGTATAGGTCTGGTACTGTCTGCAATCGCTCGCACTCTAAAGGAGTCAATGCCCTCCAATGCAGAGTGCCTACATCTACCTTAGGCATTCGCCACCCACCTTGCATGGTCGTGAGTGTGGGACTCTTGCCTTGCCTACTGTATACTCTCTTGATTATGTCATAGCCTTTTAGGTCTGCTTCTCCTACCTGTTTACACTTGTCCCAATCTGGGTGGCCTTTGTCATCGAATACTATCTGTCTCTTACTTCTCTTGTAGTAGTGTGAGAGATTGCCACCTTTAAAGTAGTTGGCATCTAGACAGTAGGACTTGTCCCTGTCTGCCATAGCACCATCTTCTAGTATGTCATTGAGTACAATACCCTTATCTTCTGACCTCGTAAACTTAATATTAGTCCAATATAATCTTCTACGTTGTTGGGCAGAATCAATCTTACTATTCTCCTCATAACATTCTATGTCTGGGAATATCTCTTTGAATGTCTGCGTAAAGTAATCTCGCCACTCACTAGGCATTGAAGCAACATTCTCTATCAATACTTTGTCAATGGCGAGACCTCGCAAGGCATCCAATAAAACCTTAGACATATCTCGTGGGTCTGACTGAAACTTTCTGAGTCCAGAAATTGAATAACTCTGACAGGGAAAACCTGCCACCAGTAAATCAATCTTCTTACCCTTTAGCTTAGTCCAATTTCTTGCATCACCATGTCGAATGATATCTGGATATCTATACCTACTAACTGCCGTGGCATACTTATCTATCTCAAAAGCATGGTACTCCCTTGGGTGGCTGCGGATTCTATCTAGGGCTATCCTAGCACCTGACATGCCATCAAAGAAGCTAACTACTGTGTCATACATACACTAACCTCTCTTATCCTGTTTGTAATAATTTTCCACAGATACCACACTCATAGCCATGATATCTATGGTTGTCCTCAGTAAACTCATAGTATACTGCATTCTCCTCGCAATCGTGTTCTTCTACCTCTTCATCCATATTTATACCTCATTTAATATTATGTATTCTTCTCCATGCTACCCATGTTATCGCTTGTATCTGATAGGGTAGGTAGCTTGTCCCTTCAGATTGATTTATCTCCCTAGTGGCATCTATATATGCCTGAGAGATAACCCTATACTGTTTGTTGGTTACGTTACTGCTATTGCTACTCAGAGCAAACTTCTCTCCCATGTAGATAGCTTTAGCATGTCCATCAATACAAACTGTATTACTGCTAGTCTCCTTTAAATCATATCCATAGATACAATCAAAGAATGCTTTTACTTTATTCCCATTTAGTATATCTCTAATATCCAGATAGACATTAGAACTACCACTATCAAGCAAACCAAGTATTTTTATTGCTTTCTCTTTATTAGCATTATACGTGCATACTTTTACCTCAGACAATGGTATTCCTGTCTTATATGCCACACACATATTTTCTGCATCAATAACATTCCTCTCCCATTTATTATTGGGGGACAATGCTGCCAATACTCCCACAACTATAGCTGAGTGCATAGTAGTCTTTTTAGCTATGTCTCTACAGCTTTTGTTGGCTATCTTATACCAATTCTCTCCATGCTTTTTCTCATAAGCCTTGGAGAGATAGTACACTCCCTTTATATTCTCAATCATATCCACTCCTGTCTTAATTTAATACCTAATACTCTTGATAGGTGGTCGACTATAGCGAATCCCATATCCATACCACAACCACCAATACGAACACCATTATTTCTTATTTTATATCCTAATGCTTTTGATACATAATAATTATAATTTAATGGCATATTTTCTTTTATACTAATTATTTTTATGTCCCTTGTCATACCAGATTGGCTGACATGTTGAACATTAGTGTATATCGTGTCTCCATCTTTTAATGAAGACTTTAGATATTCTATTGCTTCTCTTTTTACCATCATTTTTTTCTCCTCTCAATAATGGTCATAGGACACTCAAGAGAATGCCCTATAATCATTATTCTGCTTGGTCTAATTCTAACTCTATCATAGTCAAGATAGCTTGTAAACATGTAAGTGTCCCATCATAAGGATATTCCTTATCAAGGGTAGGACAACAGATATAATAGTCTGTGTCATACTCATTCTTTTCCATGCCTACACAAGTATGAACTTTTATTTGCTTGCCATAATGGGCAAAGCTACCATTCATTCCCAACATGTAATAGTCTTTTATACCTTTAGCATTTAGACCTTTTCTTAAAGTTCTTTCAGTCATCGTATTTACTCCTCTAGTTTATACGATAGGTAGCACCTCTAAAGATTGTTGTCAATAACTACTTAGCGTAGCCTTTTTGTCCGAATACTTTTTTCTTGCTATACTGTGCAATATAGCCACTAAGCCAAGGTCTGACCTTGCCATTTTTCGTATAGAAATACTCATTACTTTTGTCACTATTATAAGGCAATATCATATTTTCTATGATATTTTTTGCGATATCTCTTGATATCATCTTCTGTGATTTTCTATAACCTTTAATGTTGAATATATTGTTTTTCATAATTAATACCTCGCATAAATAATGAGGTACTACCTATGGTATAAACTATCTGCAAATAAGGGTAGTCCCATGCATTGCTGCAAGGGTAGGTTGGCCTACCTTAGACTACCCTACATTCGCAAGGTATTTTATTTTGCCGTGGTGCATTGCATCTCAGCCGTACTGCTCCCACCATCCAAACGATACACGCTTCACCTACGCTAATCGAAATTGACCCTAGCATGTGGCATTTTATTTCCCTACAGCCAACACTATCGTAATGTTGGAGGTCTCCCACGCACTCTGAAAACTACCAGAGTTCAATCTATGTAATACTCTAAAACTTGTTACTCTTAAACCGTATTTTACTTTTCGTTTTTCGTCAAGTTCTTTTTTAGTCTTTTAGTCTATTCGAATCTACATCAAGTCTAGAGTGTCAATTTACGTTTTTAATCTGCCTAAGCATTTTACTCTAAGTGTTCGTTTCGATTCGAACTGAGAAGACTATGAACTAAAAAACAAACAATGTGAAGCTTTTTTTTGCATGGCAATGCATTTTTCTTCTAAACCATTGAAAAACAACGATTTTTTCTTATGAATTGATAGTCAATAATGTATTATTATATAAAAAACATAATAAAAACAATGCGTTAGCAATAAGTGTTGTAAAAAAGTGTGGCCAACACGCAACATGCGTGACAAAAATATTACTGCATGCATGTGCCACCCCGGGCTGCGTGGATAGTATGTATGTACTCTGCCAGAGATGGGAATTTTAGGTTGTTAAGTACATGTACAGCAGCGTATATTTTAGGCAGCAGCTGTAATTATGCCTAAATATTAGGCATTTGTACAGTTTTTACACAAAGCTTTGTTAATTATTACTCTAGAGGTGGAGGAGAACTGGGGTGCAACGAAAGTATTGCCTAATTTTTGTACATTTTGTGTTGACAAGGGGGTGCATTATGTGATACTATTGTAGTATCAGGTAGCCTAATGTGTATTGTTAAGTATTTTGGCAACAGTCTAGCATTATTTTCTTAGAAGATGAAGATTTATGTTGACATACATAACGTATACATTATAATATACTTAAAGTATCTTAAAGTTAACCTTAATCTCCTACTCCTTTAGTTAATATTTAAAGTTACTTTAAGAATACTTTAAGTATACTGGTAACAGAAAATTTAAATTAGAGGGGAAGGTGTATTTTCTGTCGTTTGTTCTTGACAAGGGACACGGAGAAAGTATAACTAGGGTCATGCCAAAGACAAAAACGTATGTTAGCGATAATGTCTTGCACGAATTTTATAAAGCTTTAGCTGATGGTGACGAATCAAGACTACGAAGATGTCATATCCCAAGGTCAGATGTTTTCTACGTCCGTGAAAAGATATTTCAGGATACTGGAGTACGCTACACACTAGACCACGTAGAGAGGGCAATGTACCTAGAGGGAATGCTTGAAGCAAAAGATGTTTATCAGCCACACGTAAAGAGAAAAAACTATGGCACATGAAAAAAGAAGAGCAGCACTCCTCAAGAAGCACAATCTAAAAGGGGTAAATAAACCCAAGAGAACACCAGACCATAAAACAAAGTCTCACATGGTTCTGGCACAGCAAGGTCACGAGCTAAAGTTAATACGTTTTGGACAGCAGGGAGTTAGGGGAGCAGGTAAAAACCCTAAGAGTGCCAAAGATAAAGCACGAAAGAAATCATATTATGCACGACATGATGCACAAGACTCAAAGCCAAGTAAAATGTCAGCACGATACTGGTCACACAAAGTAAAATGGTAGGAGAACATTATGGCTGAGAAAAAAGAATCCTTTGTAGATAAACTAGAAAAACTTCCATCTAAGTTATTAAACTTTATTCTAGAACCAATCAGAGAGTCACAAAGAAAAATGATGGAGGAAGCAGGAGACCCTTATACTGACGAGCAGTTAAAGGAGATGAAGGCTATAGATAAAGAACTCTATAATGATTACATGAGAGACCCAATAGGATTTAGAATAAGAGCCAAGAGGAGTGGTGTTCGAAAGGGGGGACTGATGAAGAAGAAGAAAAAGAATGAGATGAATGTGGGTGGACTAACACAGTCTGCCATGCAGAATGGCTTGAGTAGAAAAGTAAACCCTACTACTGGACTAACCATGAAGAAGGGCGGCATGATAGACTACCGTAAGAAAGGAATGTTCTACGGTGGGGGAATGGCGAGAAGAGGTAGATAGTGGCAAATGTCCTCAGCACCTCTCGGCTGAAGAATGTAAAGACGGACTTAACGACTACAAATGCTACTACCGTCTACACCTGTCCTGCCCTCACAGTCTCTGTGATACAGTCTATGCTTGTGTCAGAGGACAGTGCTAATGCTGATACAATAACGGTTACGATTACAAATGGTAGTGATGTGTTTAGTGTATATAAGGATAAGGCTGTAGGGTCTAAGGGGACAGTAGAATTATTTACCAGAGACTTAATACTAACCTCTGGGGATATTATTAAAGTTACAGCAGGTACAGCAAATAGGTTGCATGTTATTACATCTATTATAGAAATACCAAAAACAACTGCAGCTTAATACTTGCTTTTACTTTGTAAGTGTGATACAATTAATTTTTAACAAAATGGTTGGCACATGGCATATTTACAAAGTAACATCCCATACTTTAAGGCATGGGTAAGAAGAGAATATACGTGTAACTTTCAACGATACGAAGGGGAGTTTTTACACGCAATGGTTATAGCCGTAACGAGTATGCCGAATAGGTCACTCAGTTTTCAGGTCATCTTTACTGGCTGCGAGTCAGATGATACAGATGAACCGAATGTACACGGTGGAGCAATGTGGGCGAGAATGCCCATCACAGCATTGGTTGGTGACACGCCATATGACGAATGGCCGCAAGAGTTACCACCATACGTAGCACAGCCTTGGGATTGTATGTCGCATGACCACTCAGTCTACGTTTTGAATAGAGCGACTCCTGCTCCTTGGATAGCCAAGATAGAGGGAGAGTTCTACCCTGCGAAATACTATTTTACTGTAGACTATACAGACAGTGAGATAGCAGATGACCCGGCTCAACATAAACAAAGTCATGTGTTAGAGTTGATGGATGCAGGAGAGTATACTGGTAACATCGTTGCGTTACCAAACAACAGAGTACGAGTAACACACCCTGCATGGTTTGAGACAGGGGAAGGACCACCTGACTTTATGCCGAACCAGAGGGTGTTCCATTCAAAACAAGAGACTGAGTACGTTTGGGATACTCAGAGAGTCTTTAATAACTTATATGCTAAAGAGGAGTAACAATCATGGCAATAAAAAAGAAACCAATGAAGAAAAAAGGTATGGCTCGTGGTGGAGCTGCGATGAAGAAAAAAGGAATGGCTAAAGGTGGAGTTAAAATGCCTATGGTCAAAAAGGGTGGGAAGATGATTCCTGCTTTTGCTGCAGACGGTAAAGGCAAAATGAATAAAGGTGGCATGACCAAAAAGAAAAAGGGCATGGCTAAAGGTGGTGCAGCAATGAAGAAGAAGGGTATGGCTAAGGGTGGAGCTACTATGAAGAAGAAGGGTTACGCAGCAGGGGGTATGTCTGTTGGTCAACTTAGAGCTGCAGCTAAAGCCAAAGGCTACAAAATAATGAAGGGCTAGTTATGGCTACTGCACAAAACAAAGCTAAAGTCAAAAAGGTAATTAAGGGTTTGAAGAAGGCTTCTAAGTTACACGCAGGACAAGCAAAGTCTTTGTCCTCACTTTCTGGCTTTAGCAAAGGTGGAAGTACAGTCAACAAAGCAGGTAACTATACCAAACCTACTATGCGAAAGAATTTGTTTGGTAGGATTAAAGCAGGTTCTAAGGGGGGTAAACCCGGTCAATGGAGTGCAAGAAAAGCACAGATGTTAGCCAAGCAGTACAAAGCTAAGGGTGGTGGTTATCGCTAAAGACCCTAGAGTTGGCACAGGCAAAAAGCCTAAAGGCTCTGGTAGAAGACTCTACACGGACGAGAATCCTAAAGACACGGTGAGTATTAAGTATGCAACCATCCAAGATGCGAAAGACACTATTGCTAAAGTTAAAAGAATTAGCAAACCATACGCAAGGAAAATACAAATCCTCACCGTTCTGGAGCAACGTGCAGCCGTTCAAGGGAAAACTACACAATCCAGACTCGCCAAGCAAGCAAAAGTTTCGTTAAAGAGAAAACATAATGCCACTAAAGAAAAGTCAAAGAAGTCTTAAATCATGGTCAAAACAAAAGTGGAGAACCAAGAGTGGTAAACCCAGTAGCAAAACTGGAGAGAGGTATCTTCCAACAGCTGCAATCAAGGCTCTATCACCCCAAGAGTACGCAGCGACAACTAGAGCTAAAAGAAAAGGCACAAAGGCAGGCAAGCAATTCGTTAAGCAACCTAAAGGCATCGCTAAGAAAACGAGAAGTTATAGAAAAGTTACATAATATAGGATATTTTGAAAATGATAGTTGAAGCATGGTTTGCTGTAGCTGTAATGCTAGGAGTATACGAGAATGGTATGCAGGATATATTAGTCTTTAAACAACCAAAACACGGACACTTTCACAGTGTAGATGAGTGTAAAGATTTTGTAAAGAATAACCCTGAACCTCTTGTAAAAACTGTATGGAAGTTCTATGGGCAGAGACCTGTAGAAAGAGTTATTTGTGTAAACGAAGATGTGCTTAATACATTTGTAGCACAGAATAATAGCGTAGACAGTTGATGCTGTACGAGCCTACATGTGAAGTGTGTGGGCATCACATTGAAGATGATAAGTGTGAGTATTGTGAACACACAGGTCACAACGGTGATTGGGTAGAAGAAGTTATAAAGAAGGAAGAAAATGACTCCAGAGACACTTGATAGATGGCGAATACTTCCAAGACTTATGATGCTAGTGATGACAGGAGTTTACATTCGTTGTATAGAATGGGCTTTGAGTCAGCCAGAGTTGACCACACAACAGGCAGGACTAATATCCGTGATTACAGGAGCAATGACAGGGAGCTTTGCAATCTGGATGGGAGCAGAGAAATCAGAACCAAAAAGAATGGAGAGGGAGGAAAGATGAGAAAGTATTTAAAAAGATTATGGTGTGCATTGTTAAATAAAAAATGCCATGAAGATTGTGACTGCGTATAATGCTAGGTACACTACTAAGTTCTGTATCTAGTTTAGCATCTTCTTACCTAGATGGTAAGGTTGCTGTTCAGAAGGCTGAAGCAACCATTCGCATGAAAGAAGCCACAGGTGAGATAGATTGGGACTTAGCTGCTATGAGGGCATCACAGTCCTCGTGGAAAGATGAATGGCTGACTCTACTGTTCAGCATTCCTCTAGTACTGAGCTTCTGTGGTGAATGGGGTAGGGCAATAGTGGCAGACGGATTTACGGCTTTGGCAGGTATGCCACAGTGGTATCAGATTGCTTTAGGAGCTATCGTAAGTGCAAGCTTTGCCACACGGTCTGCAGGTAAATTTTTTAATGGAATAAAAAAGAAATGATACCTAAAATAAATAATGGTAAAAAAGTAACTCGTTTAACAAATGGTATGGGATTTAAAGAGTTACAAAAAACTGCACAGTTAAATCCACAAACACAAGCTCTTATAAATGAAGGTGCTGTTTCAGTTGCAAGAGATAAATTAGCAAAAGAACTCAGATTTTGGAGAACTATACCAAAGTTTATACAACCCCCAAAACCAAAACTTGCTGATTTTTTACCAAAAGGAGTAAAGCCGTGACATTTAAACTATCAAGTAGAAGTCTAGGTAAACTAGAAGGTGTAAATGAGTTATTAGTAGACACAGTAAAACGTGCCATTGAAGTGAGCAAGGTAGACTTTGGAGTTATCTATGGTGTCCGTTCTTTAGCAGAACAAGAAAAGCTGTACAAGGCAGGACGCTCACAGACTATGCGTAGCAAACACCTTATTCAAGAAGATGGAACATCACACGCTGTCGATTTAATGGCTTATGATGGCAGTGACCCAAGTTGGGACATCGTGATGTATGATGATATAGCAGACGCAATGAAAGCTGCAGCTAAAGAGACTGGAGCTAATATACGTTGGGGAGCAGCATGGAATATCGACAGCATAACAGATTGGGAAAGACCAATGGAAGATGCTATGAATAATTATATAGATATAAGAAGGAGTCAAGGTAGAAGACCATTTATTGATGGTCCACATTTTGAACTAAACTAATGGCACTTACAGAAAAACAACAGAAGTTCTTAGATGTACTCTTTGAAGAAGCACGAGGTAATCCTGTGGAAGCAAAGAAGCTTGCAGGATACAGCGAGAATGTTGCTACGTCTTCTATTATAAATTCTTTGAAAGAAGAGATAGCTGACCTCACCAAAAAATTTATTTCTTCTTCTGCTACTAAAGCAGCATATTCTATGTTTGAAGTTATGCACAGTCCTACAGACTTGGGTAATAAAGAAAAGATGGTGGCTGCTAAAGACATACTAGACCGTAGTGGATTTGTTAAAACAGATAAGGTGGAGGTAACGGCAGCTAGTCCTCTGTTTATCCTACCACCGAAGAATGATGAGAACGACTAAGGATTGGAAACTTCCTGTACCAGAGGAAACAGATGATGGGTTTGATTGGCAACCTGTAGTACGAGTAGGACGAGTTATACCTTTTGGTTACGAGCAAGACCCAAAAGATAAAGATATTCTTTTACCAATAGTAGAACAATTAAATTTATTAGAAAAAGCAAAAAAATATCTCAAACAGTATAGCTACAGGGATGTAGCAAATTGGTTGAGTGAACAATCAGGACGATACATATCCTACGTAGGACTTAGACACAGGGTTAAACTTGAACAAAAGCGTAAGAGAGAAGCTTCAAATAAACGCTATCTTGCCGAAAGGTACAAAGAAGCCCTTGAGAAAGCAGAAAAGCTTGAAGCCACAAGATTCGGTGCAAGAGACCAAAGTACACGCACAACCGAAGCCTGAGCCAATAGAAACGGAAGAAGCACAAAAAGTTATCTTCCAACCAAACAAAGGACCACAGACAGAGTTTCTGTCTGCAACAGAACGAGAAGTTTTATACGGTGGTTCAGCAGGAGGTGGCAAGTCTTATGCAATGTTAGCCGACCCTGTGCGATACTTTAATAATCCACACTTCAGAGGGTTGTTAATAAGACGGACAACAGAGGAACTAAGAGAACTTATCTCTGCTTCTAAACAACTATATCCAGAAGCAATACCAAACATAAAGTTTATGGAAAGAGATAAGACTTGGGTAGCACCGTCAGGAGCAACACTGTGGTTGTCTTACTTGGATAGAGATGATGATGTTACACGGTATCAGGGACAGGCATTTAGTTGGATAGGGTTTGACGAGTTAACGCAGTGGGCAAGTCCGTATCCATTTGACTACATGAGGTCAAGACTACGTGCAGCAAGAGGAAGTGGACTAGACCTGTATCAACGAGCTACAACAAACCCCGGAGGAGCAGGGCATCAGTGGGTCAAGAAGATGTTTATAGACCCTGCACCACACGGCACAGCATTTTGGGCAACAAACATAGAAACAGGTGATGTACTACAGATGCCTAAAGGTCACAGTAAAGAAGGTGAACCACTGTTTAAAAGACGTTTTATTCCTGCAACACTGTTTGACAATCCATATCTAGCTGATGATGGTATGTACGAAGCAAACCTTTTGTCCTTACCAGAGCATCAACGTAAACAACTGTTAGAGGGTAATTGGGATGTTAATGAGGGAGCAGCATTTCCAGAGTTTAGTCGTAGGGTACATGTTGTTGAGCCTTATGATGTACCTCAAAGTTGGACTAAGTTTCGTGCTTGTGACTATGGCTATGGTAGCTATACAGGTGTAGTCTGGATAGCTGTAACACCTTCAGAGCAGTTGGTTGTCTATAGAGAGCTATATGCGTCAAAAGTTTTAGCAACGGACTTGGCTGACATGGTACTTGAAGCTGAAGTAAATGATGGTAAGATACGTTATGGTGTGTTAGACAGTTCACTGTGGCATAAAAGAGGAGATACAGGACCTTCATTGGCTGAACAAATGATAATAAAAGGTTGTCGATGGAGACCCTCTGATAGAAGCAAAGGAAGTCGTATTGCAGGAAAGAACGAAATACACAGACGATTACAAGTTGACGAGTTTACTGAAGAACCTCGACTTGTCTTCTTTAACACTTGTACAAATATTATATCTCAACTTCCTTCTATCCCACTCGACAAGAATAACTCGGAAGATGTAGATACAAAGTCTGAAGACCATTTATATGATGCACTGCGTTATGGTGTTATGACACGACCAAGAAGTAGTTTATTTGACTACAACCCAGATATGCAGCGAACTGGTTTTCAGATAGCTGACTCAACTTTTGGATACTGAGGTAAAATATGAAAGAAAATGAAATAACTCCTGATTCAGTAGAATCGTCAGCAATTGATGATATACAACAGGACGCACTTGTAGACACACCTGCAGGAGATATAGTTAGTTTTGTAAAAGGTAAGTTTACCAAAGCAGAAACAAATAGACGAGGTGATGAGGAAAGATGGATACAGGCTTATAGAAACTATCGTGGTTTGTACGGTCCTGAAGTACAGTTTACTTCTACGGAAAAATCAAAAGTATTTGTTAAAGTAACTAAAACAAAAGTTCTTGCTGCTTACGGACAGCTTGTAGAAGTATTGTTTGGTGGTAATAAGTTTCCACTGAGCATAGACCCAACAATATTACCTGATGGTGTAGAAGATACAGTTAGTCTAGAAACAAATCCACAGCTAACAGAAGCTAAAGAACAAACAGGTACAACTCCTAGAGAGTTACCTGAATTGTTAGCAGGAGAAACACTTCCAGAGTTTAATGAAAGAGTAGGACCTCTAACCGATGACCTAGACCCTGTTCAAGATAAAATAGATTTTAAATCGACAGGTAGTCCTACCTCTGTTAACTTTCATCCTGCAATGGTTGCAGCAAAAAAGATGGAAAAGAAAATACACGACCAATTAGAAGAGTCAAATGCTAAGAAACAATTAAGGTCTGCTGCTTTTGAATCAGCACTATTTGGCACAGGTATAATGAAAGGACCTTTTGCCGTAGATAAAGAATATCCTAATTGGGACGAGGAAGGGATGTATAGTCCACTCTTTAAGACTGTGCCACAAACTTCTCATGTATCTATATGGAATTTTTATCCAGACCCTGATGCAAACAACATGGATGAAGCTGAGTTTATTATAGAGAGACACAAGATGTCTCGTTCTCAGTTACGTGCATTAAAAAAGAGACCATTCTTTAGACAAAATGCTATCGACAAATCTCTTAATGAAGGAGAGATGTATAATAAAGAATGGTGGGAACATGTCATGGAAGACAACAACCAAGAGGACAGAGCCGAAAGGTTTGAGGTTCTAGAGTTTTGGGGATTTGTAGATAGAGAAATAATAGAAGCCTATGATGTAGACATACCTGAAGAGTTAGGTGATGTAGAACAGGTGAGTGTAAACATCTGGATATGTAACAACAATGTCCTTAGACTTGTTATGAATCCGTTTACTCCTGCCTATCTGCCTTACTATGCAACACCATATGAGATGAACCCATACAGTATATTTGGTGTGGGTATTGCAGAAAATATGGACGATACACAGACTTTGATGAATGGTTTCATGCGTATGTCTGTAGATAATGCTGCGTTGTCAGGCAATCTTATTATAGAGGTGGATGAAACAAACCTAGTACCGGGTCAGGATTTATCTGTATATCCGGGAAAAATATTTAGAAGACAGGGTGGCGCACCGGGTCAGGCTATATTTGGCACAAAGTTCCCTAATGTGTCGAATGAAAACATGCAGATGTTTGACAAGGCACGACAGTTAGCAGACGAGAGTACAGGCTTTCCGTCCTTTGCCCACGGTCAAACAGGTATAACAGGTGTGGGACGTACAGCATCAGGTATTAGTATGCTAATGAATGCTGCTAACAACTCAATACGTAGTGTAATTAAAAATGTAGATGACTATCTACTAGGCCCTCTTGGTAAAGCATTCTTTAGTTTCAATATGCAGTTTGACTTTGACCCTGAGATAAAGGGTGACTTAGAAGTTAAGGCACAGGGTACAGAAAGTCTTATGGCTAATGAAGTACGTAGTCAGAGGTTAATGCAATTTATGCAGACTGTTTCTAATCCTACTCTTGCTCCATTTGCACGAATGGACTACATAGTTAGAGAGATTGCAAAGAGTATGGACTTAGACCCTGACAAGATTGCTAACTCAATGAGTCAGGCAGCAGTACAGGCTGAGATACTTAAAAAGTTTCAGGAACAAGCTCC